CTGAGGTCCTCAATGACCTAAGGATCGCGCCCTACCACGCAAGTATCTTTCGAAATTATCGAAAGTTTGACCTAGAAATTTCAGTTTCTAGTAACCGGTACTGAATGTACCGGCATTTAGATGTGGGACATCTCTCCACTTCTTCAAAGCGATGATTCGCTTTGTTTTACACTCACGTGCAGTGAGCTTATATACTTTGGACCAAAGCATATCTTTCGCAAGAGCCTTCTTGCAGAGTGTTAGTTTGTTAAACTACTTTTGTGCTTTGCGGAATGCAAAGATATTATTCACGGGAAACTTCGTGAAATTCTCTCGCTCTTTCTGAGCGACATATTAAGAAAGAAATTCCTAATAATCTCCGTACTAACAAACTTCAAAGAAACCGTTAGGAATCTTTTTAGCTCGTTTCTAAAGTACGAAGTCGACGACATCCCAGATTGGTTTGTCACCCCAGACGTCGATACGTCTAGCAGATATTACCTACGGTAATATTTTTAGAACTGATTTATTAGTTCCGAAAAGTAAGAGGAACATCCTCTTACGGGTTTTCTCGTTTAAGCGAGAGAGATCTGGAGCTTTAGTAAGCCATCCAGAACCGCCTAATTCTTAAGGAACGTAGGCAGTAGGTCCAAAGATGTACCTAGAAAAGTATCGATTCTAAATCGATACCAAAACTGACCTCAGACGAGGTTATGATTTAACAAGTCTAGTCATGACTTGTGGAATAGTGATGTATCTCGGTACATCACCTTATCTCTAATCACGATCGATCAGAGACTTTATAGAAACTGTTGTCAACAGTTTCTTACTTCTACACGAGTAGAATTCTTCACAAAACACTAAATAATGTTTTGAGATAAAGTGCTTTCCTGGTGAAAACACAAAACCAAGAGCTTTCATAGTCTCATGGTAAGCATCGATCTAAGCTTGATCGATGAATGCTGCGGCGAGATCGTCGCCACATATCTAACATTTGTTTTTCCAATCGAGGAATCTCTCTGGATTAGTTTCCAGAAGAGAGCTCTCCCAGGCGAACAAATGTAAAAGATTAAGGAATGCCCACGTATGCGGCAATCCCATTAGCGACCCTCGTCGCTGTTAAACCAGACTTCCGTCTGGGTAAATAAGAAACTAGTTCTTTATTGCATTATCTAAATAATGCTCCATAGCGTCTGTCAAATCATAATTTGATAAAGCATTCGCTACTATCTTGATTGCATCAATCGAGACTAAGTCTGTCGCACGCGACAGGTCAGAAGATACATGTATCTTTCCAGGCGTAATTACGTCTTTCTTAATCCTTTTCTGGATAATAGTCTCGTCTAAGATCGAGACCCTCGGATCCTACTTAAGGATCGCAAATAGCACGCGGCGTAATGACTAACCCTGAACCTAATAAAAGGCTGATGATTTAGTCACTACACGTGCTTTATGTCCCTGCACAGGAAGTGCAACGACTTCTGCTCTGTTTGGGATGTCGACGTCCGCGATTTCATCAAAGAAATCTTCGGGGTCGTCACCTTAACGGAGTCTAGATCTGACTGCAAAGTCAGAGATGAAGGCGGCAGTGCCGCCTTACTTTTGTGAGAGCTCAAGACAAGCTCCTTTAGTGAGGACTACTTTGTCCTCAATCCTTATCTTCTCAGGAAGATAATCTGTAAGCCAATCTTCTAGATTGGTAAGCACGTTGCGACTGCAACGGAATTGACTAGAATAGTCAGCTTTATGCTATGCAATAGCATTATCGATTGTCTCCTTATCAGGAGACGGTAGTGACCGTGAAATCACAGTCACATTTAGTAGCTTCTTAAACGAAAGCTATCCCAGTCTCTTAAGAGACTGCTTATTGTGTACAGAACACAATTGAATTATCCGGTGAGTAATTCCGGACAAAGTTGGAATGGATCTGTCTTCAATAATTGAACGACGGAGTTCCGACATACCTGACTTGATTTCAAGGCAGGACTTCTTGATTCCTAGGTAATCAATCCTTTTACACATTGAAGTGTAAATTTCCTACAGCATAAGACGTGCTGTATGAGTAGTCTTCTTCTGAGAAGACTGTAAAGCGCTATTAGTCAATAGCACCGTGGTTGTAATAGATTACAACAATAGAGCCCTCTTGGAGGGCTTATGTTTAGTCCTCTTGGAGGACTTAGGTAGGGCTGACAAGTGACACTAGCCATTTCTGGCCGGTCTCTTGCCAGAGGGCAATACATAGTATGCCCCGGCGGTAAGAGGTCGAAAACGTGTCACCTCCCGCAGGCAATCCGCAAGGATCGTTCTGCGAGTTGTGGTGTTAAGTTTTGAC